GATCAAGTATGTTCTTGCCATCTCGTTTAGTGATTGTGTTTTCTACATCAAGTACAAGTCTCATGGTAAATACTGACTCCTATCTCCGTCTAACTGACAAGTGATACGTCCATGCCAACCTCCCTTGAGTTTGTTCTTGTCAACATTGATGTGTCTTTCATTAGACTCTAAGTCTTCTTGCTCTTCACCTGCAAAGTCACCTTTGTTTATTTTATTTCTTGCTATCAGCAACATCAGATCTGCCTCTGCAGCAAGTCCAGTTTTACTACCTTCAATCATAGATTTATCTGGTGAGGTTAAACCTTCTGCTGCAGCACTCAGTTGTGACATCCACATTATCACACAGTTGTATTGCTTTGCTATATTTCTTGCATGTATTGCTGCATCCTTGAGATACAGATCTGTCCTATCTCCCTTACCTGTGGCAAACTTGCTACCCATATCAAGCACTACAATGTCAGGCTCATAGGCTCTAATCACCGCCTCTGCCCACTCCATGTCTTTACCTGAGCTATCTTTAATAAATATATTTTTATCTACTAAGTCGTAACGTGTTGCAGCCAGCACCATATTAGACTGTACTTCATTGACGCTCATACTTGTGGCAGCGTTTAGATACCTAGCACCCACACGATGAGATGCTTCTTCGTTACATAGTATCACACACTTAGCACCTTGATGTGCAAATCCGTTTGGTGCAGCTATGGTACTAGCATGAAAGCTAGTCTTACCTGTGTTTGGACGTGCGCCTACAACAACAAAGTGACCTGGACTTATGCCCTCTATATAACGTCCCAGTGATGGTATGTTCCACTTCCATTTAGATTGTTGATCATTTAGTTTAAGCAGTGTTTCTATACTTGTATCGTCCCAATCGATGTTAAGCTTAGGTAAGAAGTTATCCTCGTAGTCAGTGAGTATACTACGCAATGGTTCTAAACCAGAACGTGATCCATTAACGTAATCAAACCCTATGTTAGCAATTTCTTCACCTACGACTTGTTGAAATAACTTGGATAGTACATCCGTAGCTATGTCTTTAGACAGTGGTTTCTCTCTACCTACCTTATGAAACAGATCATTAAAGACTTGCTTGTTAGCTGTAGTCATACTGCTGTTGTTAGCTAAGAACAAAGCCTCTAACTCAGATGGTGTTAAACTCTTGTCATACGTTTCCATAGCGTAGTCTAGAGTTTGCTTTATCTTACGCACATCTTTGGTAAAAATTTTATCAGGGCATCGTATACCCTTATGATCGTCATAGAAATCTTTATCCATCATAGTGCGGATCAAAGCTAGTTCCATCATGTGTGTCTCCTCTCTTTTAGTTTCAATTATAAGAAGCAGCTATTTGCTTCTGTCTTTTTCTATCTTGTATTTCCTTTTGTAAGTATGCACAATCTTCCTCTATAGATTTACGCACACGGCTGTTTAAGTTTTTAGATTTTAATTTATTCTCAATCCTATTCAACTGTTCCTCTAATTCTTTAATCAAAACTTTTATCCTTGTTGTAAACTTTATCTAACTCCTCATCAAACTTCTTGTCTGACTCATATCTCTTACATGCCTCTAGCACTTCGTCTACTGTTAAGTCAACGTAGACTTTACCTAGCGGTACACGCTTATCAATTATTGCTGTCTTTGTCATGCTCTCACCACATTGGATTCATTAGGTCAAATGTTTCATACCAACTGCTACCCTCTAAGGCTAACCACATCATCACAGGCACACCTAGTATAAGGATTATACAAACTAGGAATGCCCATCCTAAACCTTTTGTTGTACAGTAATGTTCAGCCATAGTTCTTCCTATACTTCTTAGGGAAGTGCTCTTTGTTCAGCCCTCTGCTAACTTGCTCTGCTGCCCACGAGTAGTTCACATTCCAGTGTCTCGCTGCATCAGCTATACTCTTGAAGTCTTTACCGTGTAGCCTACAAGCTCTACCTCTCTGCTTTTGCGTTGGCTCTACCTTGATACGGATATGGCATGGTACATTCTTTGGTTGCATTATTTGTCTCCTATATTTCTTGGTGCATATACTTCACCATTGTATTGGCTACCTGTTTCATTATCTACTCCGAAGTTGAAGTAAGCTAGTATAACTAGCAATGCCATTATCCAGTAGAAGGTAACCTTTACCCACTTGATAAATGCTTCGTATGTTTGCTTTGCTTCTAGCTCTGCTACGTGTCTTGGTTCTACACCCTTCATTAAACTATCTCCTCTAGTTTCTTAATGTCTGCTTCTACTTTATATTTAATATCATCATAGAGTCTCAACGCTATAGTCTCTAATCCTGTGTAAGCCTCTATCTCTCTCTTATATTGTAGTGTCTTGTATGCTGCATCAGGGTCTAACGCTACAATAACTTTATAAAAATTATCTAAGTGTTGCATATCTGTCACACTAAATGACGTACCAAGTATAGCTAAACCTGTTAGACCAGGAAATAGTTTAGCTGCTACAGTCGCACTGATAACATCCTCTACTAATACCACTACACCACTGGGCTTACCTACCACACGAGTAAAGACTGTAGGTGTTTTGTCGTAGCGTAACCACTTGACTTGGCTTGCGTATGATATGCTCCTACCTATCGCCCCTACAAGTCTACCTCTATCATTGATAGGAAAAACTACACGTTCGTCTTTAACGTCATACATCAAGTCTTCACCATACAAGCCCCACCTAGCCACAAATCTTTCGTGATCTCTGTGTTCAGCGGTGGGTTTGACTACGTACTCAGGATAAACAAAAGGCTCATACTCAGGCTCTGGCTCTTCGCATCTAGGATCTAGCTTACGTTGTATTTCCTCTGCTGTCATACCTAATGACACTACTCCTTTAGTTGTACAGTCTAGCTTGTAACAATTATAAAGCAGAGCACTACCATCACGCCTAGCAGTAAATGTATTCTTACCTTTGCACTGAGGGCAGTCACCTCTATGTGTAAGATCCTCTTTTAAATCAAGGTCTTGCAAGTAGTTCTTAATGTTAATCATTTGAGTCTTTCCTCCAATGCTTCTCTTCAAATGTTACCATGGCATGACAGTTAGCGCACAGAACTTCACACTTACCCATCTCTTTTTTAAGTCTAAGTTTAGATTTACTATACCTTCCAAACCCCATTTTCCCTGCTTCATTTCCTATCTGAAAGCTTTTTTTCACAGGATTCTTATGGTGAAAATGTAAAGAAGCATGATGCTTATTGAAGCCGCAACGTTTACATCCCTTAATTACTTTAAACCTACGTATTACTGTTATACCATACTGATACCTTCGCCTAGATCTGTCTCTCCATATTTTTCTTTGTACTTCCTGCCCCATTTTGCTTCTACCCACTATGTTTACCTCTTCTTTTTTCTAGTGCATTGCTTGCACCACTAAATGTGTTTACCAAATAAGGTTTAACTGAATCAGGATTCTTGTGTCCTGTTACTTGCATCAACTCAAGAGTCTCAACACCTGCCTCTACCATCTCAGTGATTGCAGTCCTACGTAAATCCATAGCTGTTAGTTTCTTTGGCAGTCCAGCAGCTTCCTTGACTTCATTGATTGCGTCATCGATGTGGTCTATTGCGTATGGCACATATGCCCCTGCCACTGGTGTAGTCTTGGGTGCTACATAGTCTTGGAATCCAAAGTCCTGACTCTGTTGCCTGAGCATAGAAAGTAGATCATCAGGTATCGGCAAGTGCACATCAGCACCACGTTTACTTTGTGTTAAATCAACACGTTGTGCACTGAAGTTAATGTTATCCCAAGTCAAGGTACGCATGTCTCCAACACGCTGCGCCCACTCGTATGCCATGTGTACAATCAATCCAATGCTACGCCACTTGAAGTTACCGTATGCTGTGTCAAGAAAAGATACTACTTGATCACGAGTCCACTTGACCTTGCGTGGCTTAGTGCTCTTCGTCTTAATCAAACGCACTGGGTCATTATCCATTACGTCTAACCTCATGCTATACTTCCATGCCGTAGACAGGACAGCCTTGCGATAGTTAGCTGTACGTACACCAGATACAAGCCACTTCTCGTAAGCCAGGTTAGTGTGCCTAGCTTTGATGCTGCGTACTGTGTAGTTACCTAAGAGCCTACCCTCTACGTTAGTCTTAAGTATTACATCCAAGTGTGTCTCGTAGTCTTTCTGTGACTTAGCACTCAAGTTGCGAAAGTTATTGCTGTGTAGATAGAAGTCTACAATAACTGATAGCTTCGATGTATGTTTAGGTATGTCTACCATTTTCTCCTCA